CTTGGGTAGCAACAGCCCCTGTTTGGCCTTGGGCTTCAACACCGGTAACTAAAACATTGCTAGTGGCTTGAGTAGCAACGGCCCCTGTTTGGCCTTGGGCTTCAACACCTACTACAGATGCAATAACTGGAACTGCTGGGGACTCTAATCCGCCTGTTGCATTGATAGCAAAACTAGCGTTACCGTATATAAACCCGGAATTTTCTGCTAGGTCGCCCCAGCTATTGCCCCAGCTATTACCCCAGCCGGTAAATGAGGTAGCCATTTAAGCCCCCCAAGGATTCGCGGCGCTGCCTACTCCATTGACTACCACATCGTTGACCTTTTTAATGTTCACTGCTGGTGGAGCCGCATTCATAGCTGCAAGGATAGATGCAGCGGTCAGCGTGGTCGTGTCCACCGTACTCCCAGACATAGAGCCGATAGCGTAGGGTGTGACGTAGCCTGTGATTGCAAAGCTGCTGGCCCCCGATGCGCTACCAAACCCCTTCAACGTAGCCACACCACCTGTCAGGGTGAAGTTGGCCGTGCCAATCGCGTTAAGCACCGCTGTGAGTAGTGGGTTGTTGGTGTTCAGCGTGAACGATGCTAAGCCATTACCAAACGTAATCAACTGCCCCTCTGGGGTGTTGGTGGTGATGCTTAGAGTCGCCGTGCCTGTGGTGGTGATACCACCGTAAATCACCGATGAGGGTGTGATGGACAGCGTGGCTAAATTGACGGAAGACATCGCCCCACCTCTTTGGGGCAGCATCCATGCCGAACCTGCAACTTGGCTTCCGCTGGGCGCATAGGAGCCTTCGGGTATCGAATACAGCTTGAAGCTGGTGGTCTGACCGTCTTGGTAGAACCGATTACGTAGCATCCCCGCCTTGCCAAAGGCAGAACGAAGCTGGGGTTCTACAGACGTAGTGGAACCCCCGATGAAACGGGCAGGTATCTTATGGAATACCGAACCGTTACCGTGCAGCATGGGTTAGCCCCAAACAGTGTCGATATGACCAAAAAAGCTGGTGTTAGTGGGTACAGCCGCGCCTGCATACAGCGCCCAATGCAAGCAAGCACCGTCATAGATGCGGGGCATGGAAGGCAGCATGTTCACAAAGTCACGCTCTGCCGCCACACCTACCGTAGTAATGGGTAAAAAGGCCAAAGGCTTGCAGATGATCAGATTCATGACGCCCGAGGTCATAGTGGCGTTGAAGTTTATGTTTTGCACCGAGGCAATACCCGCATCGCCCGACTGCAAGGGCAAGAACGGGCCGTACTTACCAATACCTGTGCCAGCGTAGGGAATCGAGCCAACGGGGGCTGTGGTGTTCAGCAGGGGTAAAGATGGGGCTGATGGGGTCAAACGACCTGAGACTGAGGCGGTGTTGGTGTAACCCAACTGAACGGTGGGAGTACCCGCGCCCATGACGATAGAAGGCACCAAGAAGGCTCTGACCCCTGCGCCGTTGGCGTAGCGAGGCCATGCGGCTTGACCTGTGAATGACTGTGCACCCGTAGTGGTGGTGCTGGTGATGGTGAAGCAAGCCAGCATGTCGTACAACATAGCCACGGCTGGGGCAGACGTAGTAGCCGCGCTGAATATTGAGGCGTTAGAGAGGCTTTTGTTGTTTGCCCCTACATCGCCACCGTGGTAGATACCGTTGGGAGTACCTGTACCTGTAATGGTTTGGGCTGTGACGGTTTGGGAGATGTTGACGGTGTAAGTACCCGTGTTGTTGGCACCCGTACCCGTACCCAGCGCAGTGATGTAGGTGCCGGGGGCCACGCCTGTGCCGGAGAGCAACATACCCACCGTAAAACGACCTGAACCGTGTGTAGTGTCTGTAAAAGTAGTGGTGGCGATAGACCCACCCAATGCGCCTGTAGCAGCGGTTACGCTGGTGGTTTCGCTGACGTTTTGCTGCACCAAGTTGGCAGCACTTCCGATCACGGAATTGACGCTGGGGTTACCTGCACCCGTTGAGAGGTCGTACCACTGACCTGCGGCATAGGCTGTCGTGGGGAGCGTGTTCTTGTTGAAGTCTGAACGGTAGGTCTGACCTGCTGACATTGCAGCAATCAGCGAGTCCATTGAGGTAAGTGCCATATTAGTTCCTTAGTTCCAGAAAGTTTCTATCGTTCCCATCAGCGGCGCACCCGCTAGAGAGGCGTTGGGGCAACAAATTAGATTGAGGTATGCATCGTTTTCAATCACGGGCAAGTCCATAAAGTCCACCACAGGCACTCGCTCCATCGGCGCGTCAATGCTTCGCTGGGCAATGTTCTCTAGGGGGTACACCAGCACAAAGGCAATCAGCCCGATGTCGCCCTGCACAAAGGTCACGCTGTCAATCTTCTGTACACCTGTGTCGCCGTCTTGCAGCGGTAGAAACGGCCCTGTGGCCTCTCTGCGCCCGTTGACCTGAGTAGGCTGGGAGTTGATGATCGTGCCGTTCACCACTTGGGTGTTGCAAGACACGGTTTTGGTGGTTCTGCCCGATACCCCGTCCGAGTTCGTGTAAGTCACATAGAACTGAGGGTTGCCCACACCGTTCTGACCCGCCACCTCGACTGCCATGATCTTGACGTTCTTGCCGCTGGTGTACCTGCTTAGAGTCACCGTGTTGTTCAGTGCCTGGGGGTCGGTGATCGACATATCCACAAAGGGGTAAAACAGCAGGTAATCACACAGCATGTAGCTCATGGGAGCCGCCGATGCGCTGGTCGTCATCACCGTAAAGCTCTTCAAATACTTCTTGCCACTGACGTTCGACCCGTGGGGGATACCCCCGTCTGTGCTTTGGGCCAATCTCACTGCAATATTCGGAGAGGCTGCGTAATAGTTCGGCACAGGGTTGCCCGGTGACATGGACAAATCAAACCAAATCCCTGCGCCTGTGGTCTGTGTCGGAGTCTTTCTCCACGCACTGAAAAAGCTCTGCCCTGCGTTATCCGCATCGACCATAGCTTTCCAGTTGACGAAGGGCATTTAGTCTGCCGACACGCTGACGCTGCCGATTCCGAACTGTGGCTGGATGCCCGAGCTAACGTTGAGCGTAGAGGTCAAAGCGCCAGAGATCATCATGTTCACAGCAGTACCACTGGCGGGGCCTGTATCGACCACAGCAAAGTGGGTGATGGCGTTGGTTCCGGCTGTGCAAGCACCAAACTGAATCAGGTTGGCATTGGTAAACGCAGCGCCATTACCGCCGCCGTTGTTCCATGCGCTGGCCTTGGTCAGGGCTACACGGGCATAACCTGTGTAGTTGGCCTCTGCTACCAAAGAAGCAGTCTCACCGGGGTCTGCGGTAAACAGGGCTAGGTACTGAGTGGCACCTGCGCGATAGCTGGGGTCTGTACCTTGCAGGAATGCTGCGAGTGCTGCGGTCTCTGTAACGTTTGATAAAGACATGTCTACTCCTTAAGCGATACGTAGAATCGCATTGGTTGCATCTGCGGTTGGGAATTGGATTGTAAAGTCACCTGCGGTGGATGTCTTATCTGCACCGAAGTCTAACACTGCTACTGACGGGTTAGTAGCCCCATCGAACAAATAAACCAAAGCTCCACGAGCAGTTATGGTAGATGATGTCCAAGTAACGTTGGCAAAGTTAATGAACGCAGTTGTTCCAGATGAGATAGGTATCTGTGAAACTGTTAGCGTTTTACCGCCAGCGGTGTATCCAGTACCCACTACTTCGTTAGTGGCTGCATACGCTGTGGTAGCTGCACTTAGCGCGGCTGCGGAAGTAAACAGCGCTATTTTGTAGACTTGGGTAGTACCAGTGTTAAAGTTAAATTGCCCCGCGAGCACTCCAACTTTGAACGATGTGGTCATGGTTTGTGTGATTGACATAATTACTCCTTAAATGATTTGATTCGGGTTTGAACGCTGCTTACGATACTGGTATTTTAACTTGCCCATCTCTGTAAGCATCCATTCTTTGCTTTCCATCACCCAAGTTTTTAAGCATGGCAATGGCCTGTACATAACGCTCGCTATAGAGTTTTATCATGTCTGGCTCGCCCTTCATATACGTAATAGCTTCGCACATTGTGCCATATAGTAGAGCGGAATCAAAATTATCTCCAAGCCATGTAGTGTTCGCGGTAACGATGGACTCTGGGTAATAGTAGAATTGGAACTCTACATCATATGTGGCATCGGGCGTAGGGCCAAGTAAAAACGTAAGTTCTGTAACGTTTCCAGATTGAGGGCCAAAAATAGCATAGTGCTTGGGCCTACCACGAAACGCTACTGCTGTGCCCGGATAGGCTTCACGTATGAAGTTCACATCTTTGTTCAGCAGGAAAAAATACTCATTATTACTAACTACCGCGAGCGAATATGCAGACAAGAAATCGTTTGGGGCCGACAAATAAGGGTTACCAATAGTAGCGGAGCCCATCACAGTTTTGCGCAGATTAGCTATCTGGACAGTGTTATATATGCGTTGTTCCGCTTGCCTAATGAGCGTGTTCATGTCCGCTGTGGGAAACGTATTCTCACAGTAATCGGAAACAGCGATAACAAGCTCGTTATAGGTCATGCCATTGGGCCCCTAGCCATCACACCTTTAGTAGCCGCGCCGGTTCCACGGATTTTGATGCCATCAGTCTTGACAGGTCTCTCGCCACCAGATTTGCTGATATTGCCAACACTCATGTCGTACTGATCCGCCTTACTATTGTTTGCGCCCTTGCCGGGGTTAGTAGAAGCTTTCACTTCTTTACCACTCATAGTGTGAGGCTTGGCATACACAGAGGCATCACCTACCTCTTTGCCCATCATCTTTTTGCTGAACTTAGCCATTATTTGCCCCTTGAAGATTTCATCTGGTTGGCAACTTTAGCCATACCACTACCCAACTGCTTCATCTGCAAGTTAGTCTTGCCACCCTTAGCAAACTTTTTAGCACCGGGGTGCAAGCGCTTTTCGTGCGCTGAAACTTCCTTGTCGGCTATAGCTTTAACTTCTTTCTTATCCATTCCCAACTCCTAAGTTACGTTTACCGTTACTGTACCAACAAAACCCGTCGCTACCAAGTTATTTGGTGTAAGCGCGTTATCAAAACTTTTAGCGCCCCCAACAGGGTTCCATCCCCACTGGATGTTTCTAGAGCCACCAGACAAATTGCCATTTACATTGACCCCAGAAGTTATGTACGTATTGTCTCTACGTGGATTACGAAGGCCTTGTGGGTCTTCTACCGGATACATACCCAGCATCAACTGCGGATGGTCAGGATCCCAACAATCTGGGCATACCAACAACTCGTACTTACGCTGCTTAATAACCTCTGTCTTGAGCTGCTTTAACAGGTACTGTTGACCACAACGGTCGCATTCAGCAATGGCTTTCTTGCCAGATGCAAACTTATTACCCATTAGCTGCTACCAATAAATGACCGCATTGGGACAAACCTGACTGATGCTTTCTCGTGGTCTTCACCTGCCGCCAAAGTAAATTGCTCATCGTATGTTTGCTTAAGCATGTCCATGCGCCCTTGCAGTTCAGGCACTTTCATGGCTATATAGTAGGCTAAGCCTGCCACTACGCAAGGCAGAAAACGGAAATTCATGTCGGCTGTCTGGACACCCGAACCTGCATCTTGGATACGACGCATGCGGTAATACACAAATTCATATGGTGTAGAGTCGTCTGGTGTAGGCCATACCGTCACTGCTGGAAGTTGGGGAACAAACACCGACGCCCCGCTTGTATGAGCCGCCGCTGCGGTGTTGTTCTGTCCACGGAAGCAATTACCGACTGTGTTTCCTGAGATATATCCGTAGTAGATTGTTTCGCTGTCGAGCTTAATGTATCCAGACGAAGCTAGCCCAGAGGTTGAGCTTAGAGTAATTGTAGTGCCCGTACTGGTAATGTTAGCAGCAAGGGTTAAGGCTGTAGGGGCAGTTTCCCCCGATAGGCGCTGCACCCAGACCTGAATCGGTCTAGCTTGTTGCAGCTTGTTTGGGATAGTGGCGTAAGTAGAAACACTGATACGCGTGATTGTTAGATCCGCTTGTGTAGATACGCTATTAGACCCAGTGCGGATAACGTGATCTAGCAGGTCAATAGTGTCTAGGGGCAACGGGTAGGTGTTCAATCCCGGGGTCATTAAAAATGAACCAGCCTCGATAGTCCACATATTGATGCCACGGTTCTGCCACTCGATAGTCATCAGGTTCATAGACCTGCGAGCAGTTCG